TTTCTTAGGAGTTTATGATGGACAAAGCAGATCTTAAACAAGACAAAAAGATGATTGCTGGTGCAGTGCACAAGCATGAAAAGAAAATGCACCCCGGTAAACCCATGACCAAGCTTAAAAAGGGTGGGCCTACTGGCATGGATATGCGTAAAATGGGGCGCAACATGGCGCGTGTGCGTAATCAAGGGAGTAAATAATGGCTACGTACAGCATGAAAAAAGGCGGTAAAGAAGTTGGTCCTGCGTCAACTTACGCCGAACCGCATACGATGAAGGGTAAAAAGCTACGCGCTGAAGAAAATCCCGGATCGGGGCCGGATCGTAGTGATGTAGAAACTTTGTGTATGAGCGTTGGCGCGTACACAAATCGACTAGATAAACCCATTAAAACTTCCGGCATCAAAATGCGCGGTGCTGGGGCTGCTATTAAAGGCACAATGAGCAGAGGGCCAATGGCGTGAAATACCCAGAACTTGTAACTGCGGTCCAAGATTATTTAGAGACTACTTTTACAACAACGGACATCAATACGATGATCCGACAGGCCGAGCAGCGCATATTTAATACGGTTCAGTTAGCGAGTTTAAGAAAAAATGTTACCGGCAGTTGCACAGCAAACAATAAATATCTGCAGTGCCCCGATGATTTCTTGTCGGTTTATTCAATAGCGGTATACCCACCCAATGGTGGAAGTTATTTATATCTATTAAATAAAGATGTTAACTTTATAAGAGAAGCGTATCCAAATCCAACAAGTACAGGTAAGCCTAGGCACTATGCAATTTTTGGGCCTAGTTCAGTAACTCCTACAGAATTAGTATTTATTTTAGGCCCGACACCGGATCTATCTTATAACGTAGAGCTACATTATTATTATTACCCAGCGTCAATTGTTCAAGCAGCTATATCGTCTGTTGAAATTACAAACCCTGGGTTTTATTATGACAATGGCACCTATTTTGATGTTCCATTATCGAATGTTGTAAGTGATGCGGGTATATCAGGAGAGACTGCAAGAGCAACAATAACGGTCACCAACAATGGAATATCGAATGTGGTGATTACAAATCCGGGTTGTTACTACGTGCCTAATGCTTTATTAAGCACAAGCAATACTAACTTAGGTGGCAATGGAACCGACTTTGAGCTTAGAGTGTTGACAGTGAGCAATGCCCAAGGAACGAGCTGGTTAGGTGACAATTTTGATTCGGTGCTGTTGTATGGAACTCTGATGGAAGCATCAACATTCTTGAAAGCGGAGCCAGATCAATTGGCAAATATTCAAGCTATGTATAAAGAATCCTTAATACTTGTTAAACGTCTTGGTGACGGTCTTGAGCGCCAAGATGCCTACAGGTCTGGGCAGGTGCGAGACAAGGTGTTTTAATGGCTATTATTCAAACTTTAACGACGAGTTTTAAAGTAGAATTAGCCCAAGGTCTGCATAACTTTACAGCAGGAACCGGAGATGTCTTTAAGCTTGCCCTATACACCGCCAACGCGGATCTCGGTGCCTCAACGACTGCTTACACGACGGCAGGTGAAGTCAGTGGAACCAATTATTCCGCTGGAGGAATTGTCCTCACAAACATCACGCCAAGCTTTCAAGGAACTACTTCTTATTGGTCTTTCCAAAATGCGACATTCACAAACGTCACGTTAACGACCAATGGGGCGCTTATTTACAACTCAACTAATGGAAATCGTTCCGTTGCAGTATTAAACTTCGGGGTTAATATCACTAAAACCGCACAGGACTTGGTGATTACATTCCCGGTTAATGATGCTACCAACGCCGTTTTAAGGATTGCATGATGGAAAAAGCAAAAGCGGGTGATCAAGTTTCTAGCGGGTTAGCCGCTAAAACATCGTGGGGTGAATCGGCTGTGGCCTGCGGTAGGTACTATGCAGAGTGCCATGACAAGGATGGCAACCTCAAGTGGACTGCTGAGGGTGATAACTTGGTGGTTAACGTCGGTCTTCAGTACATGGCTGGCACGGCACTGGCAAACTCGGCAGCACAGATCACAACATGGTATGTGGGCTTATACGGTGCTTCTGCAAGTAACACACCGGCTGCATCAGACACGATGTCTTCCCACTCTGGCTGGACAGAGATTGATTGCTACAGCGATGCAACCAGACCACAGGCAAATTTTGCCGCATCAACAAACGCCAATCCTTCGGTAGTAACGAACACGTCTAATAAGGCTGTGTTTAATATTGACGCAACCGCAACGGTGGGTGGTGCCTTCCTAACAAGTAACAACACGATCTTAGGAACGACGGGTACGTTATTCAGTGCCGCAGACTTCCAATCGCCCGGAGATCGGTCTGTGGTATCCGGGGACGTGATCTCAGTTACTTATGAGTTCCGACTCACGGCAACATGAGTGAAGGCGGCTGGGGATCAGGTGCATGGAACTTTGGGCCTTGGGGCAGGTCAGCTTATGATCGTTCTGTTCTTGAACTGGCTTCAGGAAACGACACAGTTGCTGTGCCGGGGGTTGAGTATCCAGCATCTATTCTTGAAGCCGCATCGGGCAATGACCTCATGGCAGGCAACCCATACTTTGCCACCGATATTATTGAAGCAGCCAGTGGTGCAGATACAATTGCAGGGGCTGCTAATTTTGGTGGAACGGTTATTGAAACATCTGCTGGTGCAGACAGTATTTCAGGTTCAGCAAGCTTTATTAGTTCTGTGCTTGAGAATGCGGCGGGTAATGACCTTGTTTCAATCAACGTGGAAATGCAGCTATCTGTACTTGAAAACGCATCTGGTGCTGATAGCATCTCTGCTGTATTGTTCTGGGAGCAGATCAATACTTCTCAAACCGCTAATTGGACTGAGATAACGACATGACAGTCAATTACACATCCCTTTTGGCCCTCGGTCAGCCTGTCACGGGCACCGAGTCTGGAACTTGGGGCGACGATGTCAACAACGCCGTTACCTCATACCTTGATATTGCAATTGCGGGTACACAGACATTAAGCACTGACGGTGATGTCACGCTGACCCTGACGCAAGGTACAAGTTCAGCAACAAATATTGGGTCTACGTCAGCCCAGTACATGATCCTGAACTGTACGGGATCAAGAACAGCACTCAGGTATATCAACGTACCCAATAGCAGTAAAGCCTACATTGTGATGAACAACACCTCTGGTGGGTTCAATGTCACGATCAGGGGAAGCACTGGGCCTACGACAGGTATTTCGGTTGCTCCGGGTAAACAGACTTGGGTAGCCTGGGATACGAATGCCGGTGATTTCAAAGAGATTGCTTCGGGTGATGTAGACGGACCAGCGTCTTCTACTGATAACGCAGTTGCTCGGTTTGATGGTACGACCGGCAAGATCATTCAAAACTCAGCCGTTACGATTGCTGATAGCACGGGTGATATTACTGGCGGGGCTTACAACAAAGTCACGATCACTGCTCCGGCATCTAGCGCAACACTGACGATTGCTGATGGCAAGACACTAACGGCTAGTAATAGCCTGACGCTAGCAGGTACTGATAGCACCACGATGACCTTTCCGGGGACCAGTGCAACGATTGCACGGACGGATGCGGCTCAGACATTTACGGGCATACAGACCTTTAGTTCGGCACCGATCTTATCCTCGGCCACGGCAAGTAAAGCAGTCTTTACGGATGGATCTAAAGCACTTACCTCTACAGGTACGCTAGCCACGGATCAGGGTGGTACAGGTCAGTCTAGTTACACCGCTGGTGATTTAATTTACTACGCCACGGGTACAGCGTTTACCAAGCTTGCGCTTGGTTCAAGTACGACCATCCTTACGTCTTCAGGAACAGCACCACAGTGGAGTGCTGCATCAGGCGTGACGGTTGGGACGGCTACAAATCTTGCAGGTGGTGCAGCAGGATCGGTGCCTTATCAGACAGCATCAGGGGCGACAAGCTTCTTATCCATCGGTACGTCTAACTATGTCCTGACTTCCACAGGATCAGCGCCGACTTGGACAGCGAATACCGGTACAGGGAATGTCGTTAGGGCGACATCACCTACGCTTACCACGCCTGTTCTTGGTGTAGCTACAGCAACAAGTTTGAATGGTCTAACGGTATCCACGACCACAGGTACGCTGACACTTGCTAATGGATCTACGCTTGCAACCTCTGGTGCTAATAGCATCACGTTAACTTCCACGGGTGCTACAAACGTCACGCTTCCCACATCGGGAACCTTGGCAACCACAAGCAATACCGTAGCAACGATCTCATTTGGCACGACAGGTCTAACGCCAAGCACGGCAACAGGTGGTGCAGTAACGGTTGCGGGTACGTTAAGTCCTGCTAATGGTGGTACAGGTGTAGCTAACAATGCACTGAATACGCTTACCTTCACAGGTAACTACAGTCTTGGGCTGACCTTAAACGGCAACACATCGGTTACCTTACCAACGACCGGCACGTTAGCGAC